AAAAAGAATGATTTAACTATAAAAATACCTGTTAATTTGCCTCCTTTTGATAAAACTGTGGATAAGACTTTTTTAGTAGACATTGGAGTATATATTAGGAATTCTGAAGGTGATACTTTGTTTAAAGGTACTATATCTAACACAAAAACTAAATTTGATGAAGGTATCATTGAAGCTACTGTATCTCCTGCAGAAGTAGTAGGTAGTTTAAAGATACCAAATATAAAGTACAGTCCTAAGTGTATATGGTCATTATATTCAAAAGAATGTGGAGTTCCTAAAGCTGACTGGACTATAGTTTTACCTAAGAGTGTTATATCAATATCTAATAATTATACAACATTTGTAAGTGATTATTTTGGGGATAAGGAAGATAATTACTGGGCTTGGGGAACTATATATTCCCAAGAAACAGGAGAAAGCGTAATGATACTAAATAGTTCTGGAGATACTATAAATTTACTATCATCTTTTGTATCAGTAGATGAGACTGAATTTTTTGAAATCTCTGCAGGATGTACTAAAGATTACTCAGCTTGCAGAGATAAGTTTAAAAATAATTTAAACTATGGTGGTTTTCCTGCAATCCCTAAAATAAATCCAATTAACCAGTTTTAAAAGATATGTGATATAATTACTAAAAACAAAAAGGAGATTATTATGCTTACTGCATTTTTGGTTATCACTGTTATAATGATATTATTAGCTCTATTTTTACCTATTCCAGACACAGGAATGGAACAAAAAGCTTATACAACTAATGATTTTCAAACTCCTGATTTTTCAGAAGCCCGTCCAATCCCTAAAATATACGGAACCTGTTTAGTAGCAGGTAATATAATGTACTTCGGTGGAGTAACAGCTAAATCATTTGACTATTGTCCAGATAATGGAGGAGGTAAATAATGGGTGGCGGAGGAAGTAAAGGTGGAGGACAATGCTCTCCTGCTGGTTATGCGTACTTTGCCAATTTTGCATATGCTTTTGGAAGAGATTACGATGAATTATTAGAATTTTGGAGAGGAGAAACTGTGATTTGGACAGGAAGCAACTCCTCTTCTGTATTTGACTTTTATGCTCAAACTGGAAAAACTGGCGATGTACAATCATCAAACACAGGTAAAAGTTTGGTTAGATTTTATCAATCAGGTCAAACAGTAGCCGACCCTAATTTAACATCTTGGTCTGGTTATGAGATTGCGTACAAAGAGGTGTGCTATGCTGTGTTTAATCAGTGTTTTGTAGGAGATAACATCAACCAACTACCACAATATAAAGCTAAGTTAAGAAAAACTGAGTACCATAATAATGTTGTGTGGGAAGATAGTGATGGTAATGATATCAGCACTTATGATGGGGATGTTAACCCTGCCGTAGCCATTTATGATTTACTCTATAATGAAGCACACCTATCGCCTGCTATGATGGATTTAGATAGCTTTAAAAATGTTGCAGTTCAACTATATAAAGAAAATTTAGGCGTTTCTTTTATGTTGTCAGAAGAGAAAAAAGTAGCAGATTGGGTACAAGATATATTAGATTGTGTAGATGGAGTAATGTATTATTCTCCGTTGACAGGTAAGTATTATCTTAAATTGTTAAGAGATGACTACGATGTAGACTCACTTCCTGTTTACGATGAAAGCTTAACAAAAGATATAGAATTAACACAGTCTAGTTGGGCAAATGTTTATACTCACTTTAATATAACATATGTAGACCAAAGAGATGGTAAAGAAAAAACTATATCTTTTGTTAATAATGCTTCTTTACAAGTACTAGGGAGAAAAGTAGAAAAAAATATAAAAATGCCTATGATTTCAAGAGATAGTGTAGTTCAATCAATAGGAGGAAGATATTTAGCAAAATATAGTAGACCTTTTAAGCAAATTAAATTTAAAGCTAGTTTTTTAGACTTACCTAATTTGAAAGTAGGAGATTGTTTTATATTTGAAAATACGTTATTAGACACTAAACCAACTGTATATAGAATCACTAAAGTAAGTGGAGACGAAGATAAATCATTAGAAATAGAAATTGAGGCAGCAGAAGATGTATTTGCATATAATAAAACTATAACACACAATACAGCCACTGATTATTCTGGAATGGCTGCATTTAATTTTGATATATCTTCTAAGCCTACTAAATACTTAATTAAAGACGCAGCAAAAGAGATGTCTTATGGTAGGCAACTTATCTTAGGGTGTAACAAAATAAAAGGACAAAACGAGTTAATAACAGATAGTATGGTAAAAAGTGGTACAGGTAAAACTAAAATTATGCCTCTTTATATTTATACTACCTTAGTAGACAGTCTTCCAGAGTTATCAAATACTGACCCAATGTTAGATAGAAATTTTACTTTTAAAGTAAAAGATGTATATAATGCTTTTTATAATATAACATATTCTGACTCTAATTTAGACAACATTAAATATGGTATCTACATAGAAGACGAAATGATAGCATTCGGAGGAGCTAAATGGGTAGACGAGGATAGCGATGGAAACGCAATATATGAATTAAAAGGTGTTATAAGAGGGTTAAATGATACAGTTCCTGTTTCTCACGATGAAGGTACAGAAGCTTGGATTATTCCATATGAGTTAAGAAAAATAACATTATTTGGAATAGAGGCTAATTCAACTAAGTATTCATTTGCTTATCATAACCCTGTAGAGACAGGGGAGTATCTAGAAAGTTCTGATGAGTACGAGTACAAAGCTGTTGCAGAAACTCCTTATCCTCCTCAGGTACACAAAGCAGAAGAAGATAGTGATGGTAACTATATTTTAAAATGGTCTCCTAGAGTAAGATTAGCAGGAGCAAATTATAGAAGTCCAGACAATATAACAGGTGGACAAGACGAGGGTATGTTTGAAGGATATTATATTATATCATCTGATAATCACGATGATATAAAAATAGATGGAGATTATGGAGAGACATTATATACGTACAAAGTTGAAAGTAAAGATAATTATAAAATAAAATGTGTTATAGGAGATAAAGAAAGTCCTTATGTAGACTTAGAAGTAGGAATTTAATGTGATTGAGTTGTATGAAGAGATATTGTATTATAGACCTGTCATATCTTCCTTTCCTCTCCTTATTAGAGCTTTAGTATATAAAAATTCAGCTAAAATAATTAAATATAATTTTACAAACCATCTACAATTATGGAGATATATAAGAACCAAAAATTATAAAATGGTTTATAAAATTATATTACTTCATAAAATTTTTAATAAAAAAGCTTTAAAAATAATAAAGGAAGAAATAAGAAGAAGTAAATCTTCTTATTGACATCCAGCACACTCAAAGCTTCTATCCATTACATCTGTTTCTTCTTTAGTTTCAGGAGATTTACTTCTTAAATAATAAAAAGATTTTACTCCTAATTTCCACCCTGTACTATAGATATTGTGTAAATCTCTACCTGTTGTTTTTTCAGGGTCTATAAAAATGTTAAGACTCTGACTTTGGTCAATCCATTTCTGTCTTATAGCCGCAGCTTGCACAAGTTTAATCTGACTTATCTCATACGCTGGAGTATAATACATATAATTGTTAGTATTTAGATTTGGAGCAACTACAGGTATTAACCCACTTAAATTTTCTTCAAACCATTTTCTCTTATATACAGGTTCTATTCCTTGTGTAGTACCAGTTAAAATAGAGATACTTGATGTAGGAGCTATAGCCATTAAATAACCATTTCTCATACCTTGCTTTATTTCATCTCTTAATGTTTCCCAATCATATACTAACTCTCTTCTATTTATTAGTTCATTAGTATTTTCCCATTTTTCTTTATTATAATCAAAAGGTACTAAACCTTTGCTCCAATTACTTCCTTCAAATTCTGGATAAATACCTTTCTCTTTTGCTAATTCTGCACTAGTTTTTATAGCATTAAAACTTAGAATTTCATAAATTTCATCAATCTTAGTAAAATGTTCTTTGCTTCCCCATTCTATTTGAGAATCTGCTAAAAATTGAGCTTCTCCCATTGCGCCTAATCCTATTGCTCTACTTTTTAGATTTGCAATTTGAGTAGATTTTATAGGATAGAAATTTAAGTCTATAACATTATCTAGCATTCTAATTGCAATAGGAACTACTCTTTCTAAATCCTCTTTAGTATTTACTCTACTAAGATTAACACTAGCTAAATTACAAACAGCAGTTTTACCTTCTTCTACTTTTACTTTATCTGTTCTTAAAACTTTGCTTCCATATAAATAATCTAAAGATGTTATTCTTTTAGCAGGCTTTTCGATATTTCCTACTTTTACTAATTCCTCCTCATCAAAATATACAGGTTCAATATCTGGGTTTTCAAATTCTACTTTCACTGCATATTTTGCTGGTTTAGTAGTTTGAGCAATTTCTAAACATAAATTAGAGCTTCTAATAACTCCTGTATGTGGGTTAGGATTAGCTTTATTAAAAGTGTCTGCAAAACATAAAAATGGATTACCAGTTTCGGTATACTCAACTAATACTCTTTTCCATAAATCTTTGGCATTTATTGTAACTTTTCTAATAGTAGAGTCTTTTTCATATTCTTCATATCTTATTTTAAATTCATCCCCTGTTAATTCTAATAAATCTTTAACATCATATGGGTCAAATAAAGTCCATTCTTTATTATTTAATACTCTCTCCATAAATAAGTCAGACATCCATAAAGCAGGAAATAAATCGTGAGTTCTTCTTCTCTCTTCACCGCTATTTTTCTTTAAATCTATAAAATCTAAAATATCTATATGCCAAGGTCTTAAATAAACAGCAATACTACCCTTTCTAGTTCCAAGTTGGTCTACTGCTATTGCTACATCATTTGTTATTTTAAGCCAAGGTATAACCCCTCCAGCAACTTTTTTAAATCCATCTATTTCTCCAGATATACCTCTAATAGCCGACCAGTCCCATCCTATTCCTCCTCCAAATTTACTTAATAATGACATATCTTTGTACGTATCAAAAATACTTTCAATGCTATCTCCAGTTGCACCTAAGTAACAGCTTGATAATTGATGTCTAGGAGTTCTTGCATTACTTAAAGTAGGAGTTGCAGCCATTACTTCAAATTTAGATAAAATATCATAAAATTTTTTAGCCCACTCTTGTTTATTTTTCTCATTTTGAGCTAAAAACATTGCAATACTCATAAACATATATTGAGGAGTTTCTATTACATTACCTTCTCTATCTTTTAATAAATATCTATCATATAATGTCTTAATTCCTAAATATGTAAATTGATAATCTCTTTCTGGTTTAATATAATTTGCTAAATCATCTAAATCATAATTTTGCCAAAATGTTGGATGATACTTACCTTCAGTCACTGCTTTTTTAATATAATCTTTAAATTCAATAAACCCTGTTTTATGGTAAATATCAAATAAAAATAATCTGGCTGCTACGTATTGCCAATTTGGTGTATCAATGTCTATTTTGTCAACAGCTGTTTTTATTAAAGTTTGTTGAATTTCCTCTGTTGAAATTCCATCTCTAAATTGAATTTTAGCGTCTACTTCTAACTCATCACTACTTACTCCACTTAAATCGGCGCAAGCTGGTCTTGTTTGTTTTCTAATTTTTGAAATATCTAATGGTTCCTGTCTTCCATCTCTTTTAGTTACTTTCATTTTGTAAGTCTCCTTTTAGTTTATTTAAAAATTTTTCTATACTTTTAATTAAAGAGTTTAATATATTTTTTGCTACTAAATCTGACACAGGAAATGCTAAATGATAGTTGATAACATCAGTAATTATACTAGCTTCCTCTTTAGATAACTTATTCTCTTTTATATAAGTATCTACAAAATTTAATAATTTTTTCTTCTGTTCTCCAGTAGCAGCTAAAACAAGAGCTGGTCTAGCTTTATCAACTTCTTTTAAGCGTTTTGCATACCATAGCGCTTTTTCTACATCTTGTATACCATTTTTATTTTCCCATCTAGAAATATACTTTACTATATTACCTTCGTGAAAGTTTAAACCAAATACCTCTGATAAAACTATAGGTTGTATGGCTCTCTTTTCATAATGATTGCCACCTATTTGTTTAGGCGGATTTTTATAATTACTCATTGTAGTTCCTTTTATATATTTTGTAGGATTAAAATTATATTAAATAAATGATATAATTATAAAAAACTTAAAAAGGAATAGTATATGGCAGTTTTAGATAATGGATTAGAAACCATAGAATTAGGTGCTACATCTTGGAGAATAATACTAAATCAAAACATTGAAAAATTATACACCAAAGATGAAATAGATGATAAATTAGATGATAAAGCTGACTTAAACGGTAACCCAGATGAGAAATTTAAAATTGCAGACGCAGAAGACAGCGATGAAGCAATTAGTCTGAAACAATACCTAAATCCAGCTGACGATATTAGCTTTACAAATGAAAATAAAGGTATTGTACTAATAGATAGAAATAATACAGACGATAAGTACAGGTTATATGTAGAATCTGGCGAATTAAAAATAGAACAATTATAACATTAAGGAGATTTGATATGGGAAAAATGAATATAACTGCAAAAGATACAATTATAGCTATAATAGAGAATAAAAATGGAGCAAAAAGAGTTTATAGAACTAGTAATCTAGTAACTACTGAAGGTGATAAGGCATACGCGTATAAAGTATGTGGTCAGGCTACAGACTTCGATGATACACCAGCACTTAGGTTAGGTACATCTTCAGATGACCCTACAAAAGATGATAGTGATGTACACGAATACATTGATGGAAGTGGGAGAGAAATTGACGATGGTTACCCTGTTGCAGACAGTGCTGACGAAGATGACCCAGACAGAGGTGAAAATGTTGTAACTTGGAAAATAAGTTATAATACGGGAGATATAGTAACTGACAATTTAAGAGAATGTGCAATAGTAGACGATAAAGATAATCCTACAAAAGCCTTAAATAGATTTGTATGGGACGAAGACATATCAGTAACTAGTGATGATAAACTTACTGTTTATGTTAATCACGAATTTAAAGGAAGTTAAAACTTCCTTTAATTGATATTTAAAATATCTTCATAAGGAGTTATATTTTTAAACTCTTCTAATATGAAATTTTTAACTGTTTCAGCAAACTTATCATTGCCTAACTCATCTAATAATGTCAATCCTTCTTCATTTTTATATTTTTGAGCTAATGAGATTCTTACCTCGTTAAATTTATAAAACAATTCAGAAAAATACGCTGTTAATTTAATTAAATCTTCGATGTTATCTATCTCTATAAAATTATCATTACTATCAGGATACTTTATACTATGAGGTAAAGAGTCTCTGTAAATAGTGATAATACTAGTTGCATATGATATAAATTTATGTATATCTGCATTTACATCTACATAAAACTCTTTATCTTTTATTATAACCTTGAATGACCCTCCTTCTTCTCCAATTTGCTCTAGTACATCAGTATAAATACTTTCTATTATTGAGTAAGCATTTGTCATTTCAGGGTCTGTCTCTACCCAAACTTTTTTATCTTTATCAAATTTTGGTTTTACAATCTCTTCAGGAATAGGGATGTCAGTAGAAGTTTCATTATTGAAAGTGCCTGCTGTGTAATCAGGGTAGTTAGCAACTCCTGTTATATAACCATTACTGTCTAAATAGTATACTTTAACCATATATAGTCCTTTTGTTTAAATTTTCAATTATATTTTCTGTAGTAAGTACCAAGTAGTTTAATAAATTTAATAATAAGTTGGCACTTAATTTCAATACACTTATTATATCGTAATTAAAAAAATGTAAATTTTTCTTTAAAAAATCTAATAATATAGATTTTAATTTATTTTTATAGTTTAGAAAAGTTTGATAACTCATTCCTAATAGTTTAGCCCCTTTTCTTCCACTCAATGAAAATATATGTTTTAGAGTTATTATAGTATTTGTAGTTATAAAATCTAAAAATTTATTTAAAATTTTTAATTGTTTGTTTTTAGCTAATTTTTTATTGTATTCACTTCTCTTTTTTGATTTATATTTAACAAAATTATTAGTTACCCAATTAGATATACTGTTTATAATACTATTTAATTCAGAATCAGTTAAAGGAGAGCTTAACTCTTTATTCTTTTTTGTTAAAAACAAAGTTAAATCATATTTAAAATTATTTGTATTACTAAAAATAGTATAAGCATATTTTCTACCTAAATTGAATAATGTAGTATTTCTAGCTCCTATTTTAACCTTACTGATATCATAGTTAATTAAATTTTTTATGCTATCTTTACATAAAGACATTTTATTTAATTTAGGTGCTTTATAATTATTAACATTTGGAAA